GCAACTTTAAGTATATTAGAGATAACATAGGAACATAAATGGGTTTTATAGGCAAACAACCAACAAAAGCACCTTTAACAAGTTCTGATATCGCTAACGATATTATTAATAGCGATCACATTGGCGATACAGCGATATCTGGTTTTACTGCATTAGCTGAATCACCAGCAGACACAGACGAATTTTTAATTTCAGATGGTGGCACATTAAAAAGAATTGATGCGAGTCATGTAGGTGGAGGTTTTGATGTAACGAGTATAACTGGTGCAACAGAATTAGCAGTACAACCTGCATCGACAGATGAAATAGTTTTATCAGATGCAGGAACTTTAAAAAGATTAGATATAAAACATATATCTAACACGCCTGCTTTTCATGTAAAACAAAGTGGAAATCAAACTATTAACAATAGCACAGAGACAAAACTAGAGTGGGGAACTGAGGTTTTTGATTCTGACGGAACATTTGCATCACATAAATTTACCCCAGCAGTAGCAGGAAAATATTTTATAAAAGCTAGTGTTTTATTGTACTATGCGAATGGTGCAGGCGAATATATGGACGTTGCAATTTTTAAAAATGGCAACAAAGAGTTAGCAGAGCGTCATGTTGCAGGGGGTAATATACAAATATCTTCAGTGGTTAGTTGTAGTGGAATAGTAACTGCTGATACAGACGATTATTTTGAGGCTTATGTTTTTCATAACTACGGACAAAGTAGAACAACCGACTCAAATGATGATTATACAAGGTTTGAGGGATTCAGAATAACAGGCATGGAGTCTTAGTGGATAACTTATATTACAAAGTAAAATTATATTTAGAGGCAAATGGTAAAACAGAATCAGAGTTTACTAATATTCAATTAAGAAACGAGGGATCAGGTGATTATATTCATACTTGGAATGTATCAGAATTAGATAGACCTACTGATAGTGAATTAGATGCATTATCAACAAATGCAACTAAAGAATATAATAATGCAGGAATCCGTATTGAACGTAAAAACTCTTATGGTAGCATTGGCGACCAACTAGATTTATTATATAAAGATATGTTAGCAGGAAAATTAGATGCGACAGGCGAATGGGCAAAATCAATAAAGGCAGTAAAAGATGCCTACCCAAAGGAATAAAGTTTTATGCCATTTATAGGTAAAGAATCACAAGTAGGTGCTTATAATATGCTGGACAATCTTACAGCATCAGCAACAGCAAGCTATAGTTTAACATTAGATTCAACAGCTTTCGTACCAGAATCAGCGAATCATTTACTTGTGTCGCTAAACGGAGTTATCCAAAAAGCAGGGAGTAGTTATACAGTAAGCGGATCAACTCTGACATTTTCAAGTTCTTTAGCTTCAAGTGATTCTATTGATTTTGTTTTAGCATTAGGTAATGTTTTAGATATTGGTACTCCAAGCGATGCAACTGTCACTAACGCAAAAACTAATTTTGTCTCAACTTCAAGTGCTGCAGGATTACAAATAAAAGGCGACGGAACTACTGACGGAACTCTACAACTTAATTGCTCGCAGAACAGCCACGGAATAAAATTAAAAAGTCCTGCGCATAGTGCAAGTCAATCTTATACTTTAACTTTTCCAACTACTGCACCAAGTGCAGATAAATTTTTAAAAACTGACGGTTCAGGTAATTTATCTTTTGCTGATGCTGGAGGTGGAATTGAAGAAGTTGATCAATGGAGAGTTAGTACAAATGAAACAACTGATTGGAACTCAGCTGGTAGACATTATATAACATCAGGTTGGGAAAGAGTAGATAATGCTCAGTTTGAAAAAATTGGTACAGGAATGTCTGAATCATCTGGGGTTTTTACTTTTCCGTCAACAGGAAAATATTACATTAGATTTCAATTAGATTGGACTAATAGAAATTCTAGCACAAATTATGCTCTAACTTATATGTTGGCAGAAATTGGAGTAACTGTAAATAATAGTTCTTATAGCCAATTTGCTCATGGAAGTGACTCAAATTTTTCTACTGGTGCAGAATATTATCATTCAACAGCCACTACATATTTTTTAGATGTAAGCGACACAAGTAATATAAAAGTAAAAATGGGAGCTTATATTGCAAACCCTATAAAATTTCTTGGTAACACAGGTTACAATAAAACACACGTAACATTCATAAGATTGGGGGACACGTAAAATGGCAGATAATTTTAATTATAATTTAATAGCTTATATCGGTCGTGAGCCAGATTATCTTAAAGAAATAACAATAGAGTGGACAGATAAAAACACTCCAGTGATAACTTTTTGGGATGCTACAGCTTTAGGTAAAGCTCAACCAACAATAGACCAACTAAAAGCGTTAGATACACAAGCAACAAAACTTGAAAACAATGCAAAAGCAGACGCAAATAGAAAAGCCGAGTATTTATCTTGGGAAGAACAACTAGATTATATCTATCATAATGGTATAACTAAATGGAAAACAGATCACATTAAACCAATTAAAGATAAATATCCAAAAGAGGAATAGATGACATTAATTAAAGCAAGATCAAGAGGTATTAATTTAGCAGATACTTTTGCATTTACAGGCACAGTTTCTGGTGCTGGTGGAGTAGATATGAGCGGAACTGCATGGCGAGCCAATGCTGGTAGTGAACAAACTTTATCACATGTAACTTGGGCAAAAGGAACTAATTTTACTACAGAGGCATACGATCCCGGAAGTAATTACGATGCAACGAACTCAAAATATGTAGTGCCTTCAGACGGTTTTTATTATGTTTATTATCACACACAATTATTGGCAAGTTCTGCAAATAATTTTATGGTTAAAGTTTATGTAAATGGAAGTTCAACTGAATCATCTATGGGTGATGAAAGTGCTTTTCTTCGTTATGAAACTGCTGGTTATCAATCTTATTTTAGTATGTCTAGTAGTTATGTTGCTCAATATTCAGCAAATGATTACTTAGAGTTATATCACTACATAGAGGATAGTTCTGGAACACTCAAAATAGGTAGTGGTAAAGCAACTGCATTTTGGGGAGGATATAAAATAGCATGAGTTTATCATTAAAAGTTATTCAATATTTAGAAAATAATAGCAAAGATATTAATGAAATTAGAAATGGTAATGTAGTTTTACAAAATGACGGTGTTGCACCCCCTAGTGGCAAAGTAAAAGTAGATAATGATTATATTCTTACTTGGAATGTTGATGGTGTTGATGCTCCAACACAATCTCAAATAGATGCATTATAGAAATGTTATATGAAAAGTCCTTTTATTATAGGCATAATATTAGCAGCCATAATTATTTTTTTTCTTAATAGTATGATGAACTCAGCTATGGCTGAGACGAATACTGTCAGTAGTACGGTAGTAACGAATAGTACTCCTCCCACAGCGAATTCGCCAAGTGTAGTAGTAAATAATTCAGATATTTGTAAGACAGCTGTAGCAGGAGCTGTGCAGACTCAAATACTTGGAATTTCCTCAGGCGTTACAGTCCGTGACGAAAATTGCGAACGACTTAAGCTATCACGCTCACTTTACGCAATGGGCATGAAGGTGGCGGCAATATCAACTCTTTGTGCTGATAGTCGAGTTTTTGACGCAATGTGGAATGCAGGCACATACTGCCCTTATAATGCAAGCATAGGGGAAGATGCTAGGAAAGGTTGGGAATCAAATCTAGATGATATTCCAGAAGGTAGCTTAATATTTCAGAATATTACAGAGGCTAGAATAGAAGAAAAAGAACAAACCGTAAGGGATTTAAATGATTTTGAAAAATTTGTTATTGTCGGCATGGCTATGTATATTGGTGTGCCTATCATTTTCTAGCAAAGCTGTAGATTGTACAACTGATACAGTAGGATTATGTACTCCTACGATCGAACAAATCATTGAAGAATCCAGCATAGAAACTATTGAATTTCAAGCAGACGGAATACTCACTACAACCGAAACTACGACAACTACGACAACGACAACAGTCGCTAATCAAGACTCTAGCGATTTATTAGATGGCGATAACGATTTTGTTACTTCAAAATATGAGGGCGATATGGATATTGACTGGGGGGGACAGGGTCCTGCATCTATGCCTAGTGGCTCTTCATGTGGTCAATTAGGAACTGATAAATGCGCCATGATTACAGGCAGTGGAAATGGAACAAGTACAATGGGAGTTTCTGGAATGGGAACGACATTTATTCAAACTGTAAATGTTTCTGATCTTAATATAACTCATGGTGGCAGAACTAATTATACAATCAAAGTAGAAAAACAAGATGCTCAAGATTCTATCTATATGCATATTACAGGAAAGAACGGAACGACAAATGTATTTAGTGGAACAGATATTTTAAGTGCGAGTGGCACAAATAGTGGTTATAAATCATATGAAGGTGGATTTGACTTTTCAGGAAGTATTACATCTGTCATTATAGAAGTAGGCGGTAGAGATATAAATCTTGCCATTGGACCCATGTTCGACGACGTTTCCGTTCGGATTTTGTATAATGTTATCAGTACCATTGTTGAACAAACGATAACGAGTGTTGAAATGTTTGTCGCTTATAATATTGATGCACCAGAGGAAGTTATAGATATTGTTGAAGATATTTTTGATTCTAATATGCCTGTTGAAACTGATACAGGATTTGATTTTGAACCTATTGAAATTGAAGAAGTAAGTTATGAATCTGTTGAAATAGAAATCGCAGAAATAGAAATAGAAGAAATTCAAGTTGTTAGTGTTGATCTTTCTGAATCTGATACAGTTGAAGTTAATGTGGTTGATGTTGAAACAGAAATTGAAATGGAAATAGAAATGGACTTAGATGTTGATGTGGAAGAATCAACTGATGTTGAGCCAACGACACAAGAAGAAACAGAATCAACACAAGAAGCACCAACCAATAACGATACTGAAGAACAAAACGAAGAAGTGACCGAAGAATCAACGGAAGAAACAAACGAGGAATCCAACGAACCGAAAACAGAAGTAGCTGAAAAAGAAGATACAGAAAAGACAGAAGAAGCACAGCAAGAAGAAGAAAAAACTGAAGAACCCAAGTTAGCGAAGAAAGAATCATCTAAGGAAAAAGCCGCTAAAAAAATATTGAAAAAGATAGACGATAAAAAAAGATATGATTCTACTAGTCAATTAAAAACCCTTGTTGTAATGCAAGTATTAGGCAACAGTAAATCATTTTTTGAGAGTCAACAACAGCTTATTGATAGAGTAGGATTTTTCACAGATACTACTTTGCCAGATAGCTATATTTCTGATAATAATATCGCTGGTTATCTTCTATTCGGTGGGAGTGATCAATTAATGAATGAAATGATAGATAGTCAATGGCAACAGAAATAGATGTAGGAGGAGTAAAGTTTAGAGGAGGTAAAATCTTCTTAATAATAACAATTCTTAGTTCTTTCGTAGGGGTATTATGGGGAGGTTTTGAAGCATATCAAAGATATTTAGACATGGAAGCTAAAATAGAAAGTTTTGTTAGTCCTGATTTGTCGGGATTTGATAAGAAACTGGAAGTCCTAGATACTGAATTTAATATGTTACAATCAGAAATATCAATAATACTTGAAGAAGTTGCATTAGTGGCAGATGTAGCAAAAGAACTTAAAAACGACTTAAAATCAGATGTTCGTAGAATAGAAACAATAGTTGAAGATGTAGAAACTAGAGTCAAAGAAGATAGCAGAGAAAATTCAAGAGATTTAAAAGAAGCCATAAATAGTATTAAAGACGATATGACAGAACTAGAGGAAAAGGTTGAAAAGCAAATAAGAAATGCATTAGAGAATCCTTTAAGTCAGTTGAAATAAAAGCTGATTATGGTATTTATGAACTATGACTAAGATAGCACCAAAAACAACAAAAGAGCATATTGTAAATATTTATAATAAGATTGAGCTATTAGAAACAAATCACATTTACCACTTGCAAAAAGAAGTGCGTAAGTTGAATTATATTTTATGGACTATCGGATTCATGGTAGCTACTCAATTCATATCTTGGATATTAAGGATGTTAGGTTAATGGATTTACATACTTTACAGCAAGACATCATACAAGAAGAAGGCGGTATAATTTTAAAACCTTATCAAGATCATTTAGGCTATTGGACTATCGGCGCAGGGCATTTGATAAGAGATAACGAAAAACAGGAATTGATGAGTCCGATCACATATCAAAGAGGACTAGAACTATTTTTAAAAGATTTTAATGTTGCAGTAGATGATGCAGAACAATTTACTGAAGGAATGAATATTGATGATAATGCACACGAATGCGTTATCCATATGGTATTTCAGCTTGGCTTACCACGCTTGAATAAATTCGTTAAATTTAAAAAATGTTTATCGGAAAATAATATTGAAGGTGCAATTGAAGAAATGAGGGATAGTCTATGGTACAATCAAACAACAAACAGAGCAAATCGAATAATAGAAAAAATGCAAAAAAGCGCAAAGTCAAACGCATAACAACTATGGAAGAAAAAAAAGAAATTGAAAAAAATAGACTATCATATCTTAAAAGAGCATGGATATTATTAGGAGGTAAATAATGGTTTTAGGAAAGTTATTAAGTGGCGGAACAGTTAAAGCAGTAGCTGGCGTTATTGATGAGTTACATACAAGTGAAGAAGAAAAATTACAACTAAAAGCACGATTTGCTGAAATAGAGTCAAAGCTAAAAGAAAAACAAATGGAAATAAATTTAGCTGATGCTAAATCAACTGCCGGTGGAATAAGTGGAATGTTACAGCGATCATGGCGCCCCCTGATTGGTATGTCATGTGCTTTAGCAATTTTTTGGGAATTTGTCTTGTCAAAATTTATTTTATTTATTTGTGGTCTCTTTCAGTATGAAGTGGTAAACATACCACAGTTAGATATGGGTACATTGATGCCCCTCGTTATGAGTCTTTTAGGCATGGGTGCATTACGCACTTTTGAAAAAACTAAAGGTATATCTAAGTAACGAAAGGAGTACTTATGGCTATTAAAAAAATAGAACAGAAAGTAACAAAGTGGTGGCATGCATTCACTGAACTAAAATCATGGGTGCAGATAGTAATAGCAGTTGCATTGGTTGTAATTGTTCATAATTATATTTTGCATTAGTCATGGCTAAAAAGAAAAAGAAAGTCGTAGGATTGACTAATAAGCAAAAGAAGTTGCCAAAAGCTTTGCAAATGGCAATCTTAAAGAAACAGAAGAAGGGAAAGTAATATGCCTTATCATACAGGTAGAGGAGCTCATTCTAAAGGCATGAAGAAATCAAAAATGTCAAAGATGAGCAAACCTAAAAAGAAAAAGAAGAAAAAGAAATAATGGTAAAAGTAGCGTCTATTAAAAATATTGTAAAAGACCTAACACCAAGACAGAAAAAGACAATGAATCGTCACGCAAGACATCATTCCTTAAAACACATGCGGTCAATGGCTAACGCAATGAAAAAAGGCGCTACTTTTAGACAAGCACATATAAGAGCTCAAAGGTCTGTAGGAAAATGAGTGGATTCACAACATCTAGTACTATTTCGGAATTAATTAACAAAAGACCAATCAAACAGAAAAGAAGAGTGAAGATCACTCTAAAAGCACCTCAAAATCGCAATTTAAAGGCCGTACAGAAGCTTTTAAGGGTTAGGGGTATCTAGTACCCCCATATTTCCTTTCTTGCCTTTAAAACGGTCTCCTCTTTCCAAATCCAGTTATCAGGATTAGGAATCAATGAATTTTTGACATCATCAGCGGAATTTACATTTTCAAGATATTTACCCATAACTAAAACTATATGCTCACATACTTTCATTGGTTTGTGATAATCATCTAATTCAAGACTAAAGAATTCAGCACCTTTAGTTTTTGTAGGATTTTTAAGATACCATAACATTTGCCTTGCATTTGTCGCTCTTTGATAGATAGATTGTTGCATTGCATGACTCATAGAGATTTGACTAGGCATAGTTTTAGATGTTTTCAAATCTATGTAAAAATCTTCTTTTGTATTTTTATCTTCAAAATGAAAGTCAGTAAAACCTTTAAATGGTATGCCTTTTATAAATACTTCAACTTGTTTTTGATAATCAATTAAATCCCATTGAAAAGCATGCTCTTGAAATTTTTGAGCTCCTAGTTCTATCAATGGTGCTAAATTAGTTCTTTCATCATCAACTTTAGGGTCAGTAATTCTGGAACAATTAGCATTATATTCAGATATTGCTTTTTCAGTAGCTTCAATAACAGTCATTCCGTTTAGAATCATATTTAAGCCAGATTCAACAGAACTACCTCTTTCAGCTGCAGCACTACTAGGGAATTGATAATCAAATATCCTACGAAGTGCCCACCTTTCCCTATAAAAAGCAAACTCGTTTAAATGACTAAAAGACAAAGGCAATAAGCTTTTAACTATATTGCCTTCCGTATCTTTTTGATCAAATTTTTTAAAATGCTCAATCATTCTGATAACTTTTTATCTATAGCTTTATTCATTCTTGAAACAACATCATCAAACTTAGTTTGCATTTGTTTAAGTTTTGATTGCATTTCTTCAAGATCGCCAAGCTCTTCGTGAACTTCTGTCCATAGATCAAGATTATGTTCGCCATGTTTTTTTATAAATTCATCTTTAGTTAGATTGCCTGCATCTTCTTGCATATCTAAATACCAAGCTCCTGTTTTACTCATTAGTAAGGCTCCTTTTCAATAGTTATTTTTACAGTTACTGTTCCTCTGTATGTCGGATTATCTGATAAATCATCAAGAAATTTGCCAAAATATTTACAAGCTATTCCAGATGAATCATCAATTCTTGCAACTATTTCTTTTTCTTTTTTATAAGTTCGTCTTTTTTCGTCCCAAACTTTATCTTTGACTTCAATACTATATTTATCAATATACATTATTTGACCTCCATTGAATATTCTGCAAATGTTTTGCCTTGCTTGGTTACATTTTCAGTATTGATTTGATGTCCCTGTTTTCTTAGATCAAGAATCCTTGCACTCAATCTAAAACAACCAAATTTATTTAATGCTGTTATTGGGGTTAATTTTTTACCTGACAATAGGTAATTTAGTATTTGTGTATTCTGGCTCATAATAACTCCTTTCTATAAGTTTTTGGCCAATTCCCTTTCGTTAACAACTTTTGTTCGTAAGTCGTTACGAAAAGCTTTGAAGGTTTCAAATCTAATTTTAGATTGATTCCTTGCCTTTAAGGTTTTTTCGTATCTATCAAAAAAATCCTTAAACTTGTTATCTGAATAAATTTTTCCATTTAATTCAGTAATATTTTTGTATCCGCCATTTTTCGTAAAATAAAGCGTTAATTCTGCAATGATCATCTTTTCTTCTTTTTTCATTAGTTCAATCGCAGTATCATTATCAGCAAATTCTAATCCTAGCTTTTCCTCTTGATGTGAAAGCTTTGTAGGGTCAAAATCTAAAGTATATACATCAGTTGCCATTTTCATTGTCCTCAAATTCTTTATTGTCAATTTTTTCTTTTAATCTCATTCGCCATTCTTCGTTTATGTCTTTATGCTGATGTGCAATATTATGACATGATCTGCAAACAGGAAAAAGATTATCAATCCTATTGAGTCTATTTTTACTTACTCCACCCATGCCTTTATTTGTTAAATGATGAATATCGACAGCAGGTTTTTGATAACAGCCCCAACACATGGGGGTATCGTACTCAGAATACCCCCAATAGTTCCTAAAGAGTTTTTTATAATCCTTTAAGGTTTTCATTAAATGCGTTAACTGCATTCTTTGTAAGATCGTTTATATCTTCAACCGAAAAGTGACCACTTCCCATTGAACGACCAACTACTCCTGTAACGAATATATCTTGTCTAGCTTGATCTGATTTACTAATTAGATTGCTATTATTCATTATAGGTTGTGCGACTGGTTGTGGCGATTGATCATAATTATCGCCTTGTGTCGTGTGATTATCTGCTATTTGAACATCTTTAATATTCGTATATTGATTTCCATTTGCAGATGTCTTTGTATTGACAACAGTAAAGTTAATCGCATCACCAGATTTTGGCATTGGATTCAATACGGTTCCTCTATAATATAATCGAGTTCCGTCTATCAAATCTATTGCATAGTTTGGTGCTCCGTCTTTAGTATTATCAAAGATTTTTTCTATAACATTAGTCATAGTTCCTCCTATTATTATTATTTGTTAAGTACATTATAACCTCGTCCCTCTAAGCAATTATTTATTAAATCTTGCCTAGTTGTTAGTTTAGGCGAAAGCCATAATACACGCCAACGCAAACCATTATATACTGTTTTCGTTTTATCTAAAACAATGTTCGTGTTATCTTTTACAAGACTTTCACATGTATAATAGTCGTCGTGGTATCTGTCCATATCCCCTTGAATATTCGCAGATGATTTGCCCCTGCTATCTACAATTGGTTTACTACTGCAACCAAATACTAACAAAGCAATACATAACAAAAGCAAAATTATTGAAAGCTTACAACACATTTTGTAGTAAGTTCTTCTTCTTGGTAATGTATGAGTAAATTCAAATATTGGTTTTCTTGTTCTAGGACAATAACCTTTTATTTGTTGACTCACATAACCATATGGAAAAAGTTTAGATTTATTTTTCATTTTGAACCCCTATTTTATTAAGAGCTTCCTTTTCTTTTTCTTCTAAATGTTTTAAAATTTTATGGAGTTTTAACATATCTTTTTTATTAAGACCACCAACTGAAGCAAATATAGGATAATCTCTTATTGATCTTGGGTGGCTCACATGTGAGTCATAATAAGCATAAAAGAAAACCCAACTCTTTTTAAATCCGCCTAAAGCGATAGGCATAAAAATTAAAGGCAAAAGTTGTCTGTCATGTACTTGCCATGATGTAAAAACTCTCCCAGCTTTTATATCTACTGCGAGAGTTTTAAGACTATCAAGTTTTTTTTGATTCATTAGTATTCACTAGCTTTCATAATAGTTAGAACTCTAGTTGTCTTGTACGGATCAGTAGCATCGTCACTATGATATTTTAAATCATTATCATAATAATTTATTTGCCAAAAATATCGTTCTGGAGTTTCATATATAGAATCATTAGAACAAAAATTGAATGCTCCGAAATCTCTTTCGCCATGAGGATTATTATCTTCGTGAAAAGTTTTATAATCTCTAACTATTTCAAGTATTTCTTTTTGATCTTCTTCCGACATTTTACTAACATCATGACTAAAGACAATTTTGTTTTTAAATGCAATTCCAAAACCAGTATGAGCATTTAATATTTGAGCTCTTAACTCATCATTGAGTTTTGCAATTTTTTCGTGATTAATTTGAGTCATTTTTGACCTCCTTATTATTATTAATTATTTTGCTAGACATAACTTGTTTAGCATTATTATCAAAGACAGCACTACTGCCATCTAGGAATACGATTTTGAAGTAGTGAGTGACCTTACCATTTTCGATAAGGTCAACTCTTTTAGTAGATTTGAAAGGTCTAGGAATCATTATAGACACTGCCAATATGTTGTTTGATAAGTTTTTAAAAATGTTGATTTTATTTTAGTCATTAATTGAGTTCTTCTTTCAGAATTTTCATGTGATAAAGAACCTTGATGTAAATGATCAAAAAGAATTATTTTTGCTTCTTCTATCAAATTAACATCTTTACTTCTAAATGCTAAATATAAAACATTTTCAGTGTGATAATTTTTATCAGTATTTTCTTTTAGTAAATCTTGAAAATCTTTATTGTTCATAAGAACAATTTCTTTCCAAGTTTTTAATGTATTAATAGTCATAGTGACCTCCGATTTATTATTATTATTATTATTAATCATTATCTAATACCTAAACATTTTTCTAGGTTATTCAACCGTAAAAGGTAAAAAAATTACATAAAAAAAATGTTGTATTTCAACCGTTTATTAGTAAAGATATAAATATTCTTTTTAGGCATAAATAGCTTTTAGAATAATTGTAGTATGACCTCCATAATTATACTACATATAGGGGGT